CGATAGTTCCGTCGTCCAACACATTACAGCGTTTTCTTCCGCCATACATTGTAAATTTATTAAAGTCTGAACCTTGCGACAGTCCGACTGCTCCTGCGAGCCGTTTGAATGTCTTGTTCTCGTAGTCAACACAAAGTCCTGCTATGTCTTCATCTGTATAGCCGATGTACGCCTTAATGTCCTCAACCTCGTTTGATAAATCAGCACCGTCTTTTCCGTCAGCTCCAACAACTTTGCCGAGATTTGCAGATGTGCCGTTTGAATAAGTAAGTGTAAGTTCGCCCGAATTATTGATTTCAGCATTAGTTATCCCGATACCGTCCTTACCGTCAATACCGTCAATGCCGTTTGTTCCGTTAGTGCCATCTTTACCATCAGCACCCACTACAACACCAAGATTATCGACAGTATTATTGGAATAAGTTATGACAAGCTCACCATTCTTATTGATTTCCGAGTTTGCTATTCCAATTCCGTCTGCACCATTCTGACCTTTTTCGCCTCGTTCACCTTTTTCACCTTGAACACCTTGAATACCCTGTATTCCCTGTTCGCCTTGCTCGCCTTTTTCACCTTTAAGGCTTGCAAGCCATTCATCCTCTGAGCCAATAAAACCACCATTTTTTGCGATTTCATAAGCTGATAAACCATTTTGTCCGTTTGTACCGTCAAGACCGTCTTTGCCTACGATTTTGCCAAGATTTGTTGAATCTCCATTCGAGTATGTAATTACAAGCTCTCCACTTGTATTAACTTCGGATTTTGTAACACCTACACCATCGTTTCCGTTCACGCCGTTTGCACCTTGGGACGGTTTATTTGTATCTGTTTAGCCAATGAACCAATTGCCGTTATCACCAATATGCGGAGTAATTCCGTCAGTACCCGAAACACCATCTTGTCCTTTTAGTTCACCATTGTTGAGTTTCTGTTGGAAAGTTTCGCCATCTGCAAACGGAATATCATCAGCAGTATAGGTTTGCTTAATGTTCAAATCTTCAAGCGACTTATCTCCGTTAAGTTCAACACCATTGATAGAAGGTCTATTGCTCAAATGCGCATAATCACCGTCAAACTCTTTAAGTGTTCGCCAAATAGTGTTACCGTCACTGTCTATAGACAATACCTGTCCGACAACACCGTCTATAGTCGGTTTAGGGATAAAGTTTTCTAAGACATTAAAATCATCAGTGCTTTCAACCTTTGTATCATCTGGTGCAAAAGAAACCTTAAAATTAACGCCTGAAAATCTTACATTACCTTCAGGGAATTGTAATTCTACAATACCTTTTAGCACACCTTCAGCCGTTGTCATCTGTAAATACAAAGGTAAATAAATCAGACCTTTATCTTTATCTACTCTGCATTCAACACCTACTTTATGCTCATCTGGTTTTAATCCATAATAGGTGGCCAGCGTACATTCTGAAAGGTCGATATCAGCACCGTGATTTTTAATCTCAATTTCAAACTCAGTCACACCGTGTTCTCTTTGTGTGATTGGTTCAAGAACCTTATTAATATAAGCACAGTCAATGCTTAAATGTCTAATAATCATATAATCACCACCTATTATTCTGTAAAATTAAATGTTGTATTTCTAACACTTGTTTGTGAAATCGTATTGAAACAATCAATAAATCTCTTCTTGAGAGGCTTGGCGGAATAGTTTGTATTAAATGTCAAACTGAAATCTGATACATCATCATAATGTATATGAATTGAAAGCAAAATAGGATACTGCCAATCACCGTCTTTTACTTCAAGAGATAGTGCTGCACCAAGTGTTAAATCTGCAATGTTATCCTTCATTTCGGGAATCGTCAATATGTTCGCCGATTCAATCTCAAATTCATAGCACTGCTTGCTGAGATAATTGTCGTGGTCGGATTTAGCCTGAACCATTACTTCTTGCAATGTTGTTATAATATCATTAGCGGAATAGGTATCACTAAATACAACATTGTCATTTGTCCAATCTCCTTCAGTAATGTAATTTTGAAGTTCTAAAATTTCAGCGGGGGAGAGGATTGTTGCAATCCCGTCTTTGTTTGCCTGAATTGCCGTTTTGTAATTCAGTGTAAACTTTTTAGCTACTGTTTGCATCTTGTTATAACATGTGTTGTATTTGGTTACTGCGTTATCATAATCATTTTTTGTATTCCAATATGTCTCTGCTGCCGAATACAATTTTGTATATAAAGATTTGGAGTAATAGCAATCGTAATTGATGTAATCGTATGGTGGGTTTCTCATTCCACTCGGAATACGCACATGGTCATCTACAAGAACTTGATAAGCATAACGCAACTCTCCACTTGAAGAGTTAGGGAGCGGTTTGTCGCTAAACCCATATTTGTCTAGTAGATGTGTATTAATTGTATCTGCGACTGTTAAGTATGTTGTTAAAGCTTTTGACACTTTAGAAACTTGCTCTATTTTCTTCTTATTGTACTCAATCAATAATGCCCCGTTATTAGCATATTTTACAGACTGTTTTTCAATGTTTGTTTGCCACACCGTAAGAGCTTCTTTTAAGGTTCTATTCTTAGTGTCATCAGCCACATAATCTAATTGATTTTCAATATTACTAAAATTGTACAATATATTATTTCCCGTAGGGTTGATTAACCCTAATCCGTATTGATCGTTAGATGTATGCACTCTTAATGCACTAATGCACCTATCATCAGTTGTGTGAACATTCGTATTTTTGATTGCATTTTGCCATGTTAATATCGCCTTAGAATGAGTGCCTAAATATTTTTCATCAGTATCATAATACCGTCGCTCTTCTGTCTCTATATTTCCGTCTATTATATTAATTGTCATATTTTCTGAATCAAAAACGAAATAACATTGGTATGACGAAGCGATATCATTATTTAGAAAAGTATAAACATTTGCATTATCAACATCGTCAAGTGTTCTATACCTAACACACACCGCTTGAGAGACATATCCTATTTTCCACTGTGGGAGATAATCAAGTATTTGATTTAACAATCCTCGGACAAACTTTTGTTTATGTCTTGTGTTACCATAACAATCGTAATACCAACTATCACTGGTAACAAGGTCGTTAATATGATCAGGTACAAATAGCGGCAATGTACTATTTGACAAAGAAAACGCTCTTTTTGATAAAGTTATTTCATAAGATTGAGCTGTTACTTTTAGCACAACATTACTTCCGTTATCATTTATTTCTTCCGTATTAGCAATAACCCACCATACATTTCGTATGCCATAGTTTTTGTTTTTATTTGTTTCAAAGTGTGTACACAGTCTTTCTCTTGAAAAAATTTGCACCCAAGAGGCATTGGGAATATATGTAAGATAAGTATTGTTGTTATATGCTGCTTGGCTACATACAAGACTTATTCGGATATATCCTTCATCGATAGTATCAGTATTGTTTTCAATATTACCATCGCTATCCTTTACTGTAAAATCTACATATCTTCGGAATGGTTGTTTCGATGATTCATGATAATAATTATCATCAGATTTAAGCCAGCTATCTGCGTTAGCTTCCTTATAGTAATGAATTTTAAATGAGTACCGCAGAGTGTCACCGTTAAAACATTTTGTTGCAATGACATCGCCTTTATGCACAGGTATAAAACTTTTACAGGCTAAATACTGGTAAGTATACCATCCTTGCTCGTACAAGTCTAAGCTTTCTGAATAATCTTCAAATACCCCATCATTAATAGTGCCACCCCACACCCACTCGTAACCATATGTAGTGCCAATATCAAAAAGCATAGTTTCGTTTTTAATATTGAAATTGTTAATTGCTGTATTAACATCAAACGATAACTCATAATCTTTTCGTGTGCCTCCACCTTTTAAATTATACAGATAATCTGCATAATAACTTTCTCCTGTAAATTTAAAATACTCAGTTGAATCGTTGAGATACAAAAGCATATCGGGCTTTAGATTATCATAATTAGGGTTGTCCATCCAACTGTTGGTACGAGTATCATAAACTTTTTTAGGCACTTCAAAACTCATTTCCGAAGCTGCTCCGAAATTATAATCAGCAGTCCAATTGTGTATATTTTTAACATAGCCAAGCGAGGTCTTTTTATTTTGTCTATACAACACCATGTCGGGAGTCTCTTGTGCGTAATTTCGTGTTTGCATTAAATACCACCCAACCTGTGCATTGTAGTGTACTTTAAAACTAAGCTTTTATCGGAGTCAAATACCTCGTAAGCATAGTTATGAGTAGCGTCATTTTTATCTGCTGACTTAATGTACAAATAAATTTGGTTTTGTCCATTGCCAAGCCAAAATAAAGACACATAATCAAGGTTGTCTGTAATTGTGCCATTATATTGAATGAATGGGGGAGTAAGCGAGTGGAAAGTCTTTTCATTAGGACTTTGCATTGTTACCATGCCATATTTAGTATCAAGTTCGTATTTTGCATCCTTATCTGTGTGATAAGCAAGCTGAGCGTCAAACGCAATTAGAGACTTATTGGTTTTATTGCCAATGTATACACGATATGATGTCATAGTATAGTTAAGACACACCTTATTGTAATAATCCCAGTTATGTCCTATATTTAATTCAATCATCGGACAAATTTTGTTATTCACTGGTTGTCCGTCAATATCAATTGTACTTTCAAATGTAAGTACATTTTTTGTAGCTGCTTTATACGGATCAGGATTATTAGCATCTAATGTTTTTTGCTCAACCCCTTTAAACTCAACTTCATTGTCCTGATACCAAAATCCACTATCATTTTGTACCTTACAACGCAAACCTCTATAGCCTCGTGCATCGGTAATATCACTGTCAGGAATAAATAATGCGTTGAGGTAATAGTCGGATGTTTCGTTTTGCAAATAAAGTCGTTTCCAACCGTCTTGTCCGAACAACCAGTTTTTAATTTCAATCATTATTTCGGCTGGAATATTATCTTCTGGGCTAATAATTTCAACTGAAAATTCAAGTGGATGTTCAGCATAATTAAGATTGTATAAAAGCTGTTGTGCATTATGGGGGAGAGCCACAGTAGTGGGTTCATATTCGCCTCCACTTGCAAACTCATTACTATCGTCACTTATAAAAGCTAAAATTAAATTATAATCACCTGAGTATATATCATTATAGGTAAAATAACAATCTCTATACAAC